GAACGATACAAATGCGCTACTTTAGAACAAGCTAAGTATTTATTAGAAAGAGAAACTCGGGTACGACGCCAAGATAAAGCATGGTGGATTACCTACAACGGAGAAAGAATAGATGGCTAAGTACACGTGGTCTTATAGTAGTTTAAGTTTGTTTCTGCAATGTCCGCAGAAGTATTATCGGTTACGCATTAAGAAGGACATAGTTGAACCGCCCGCAGAGCACTTACTATATGGGACGATGGTACATGAAGCCGCCGAATTATATATGAGGGACGGTACACCAATCCCTGAGAAGTTTGCGTTTCTTCAAGAACAACTTGCACCGTTAGAACAGATTCAAGGTGATAGGTATTGTGAGCATAAGATGGGTCTCAAAGCAGACTTAACTCCTTGTGATTTCTTTGATCCTGATGTTTGGTGGCGTGGCGTAGCTGACTTGTTGATTATTCGGGACGACAAAGCGTTCTTAGTAGATTACAAGACAAGTAAGAGCAGTAAGTATGCAGATACTAAGCAGTTAGAAATATTATCTTTAGCTGTGTTTAAACATTTTCCACAAGTTAAAAAGATTAAAGCGGGCTTGTTATTCGTAGTGGTTAAAGACTTTGTTAAGACTGAATACCTAGACGACAAACAGCATATTCACTGGATGAAGTGGCTAGAAGATACTACACGTTTAGAAGCATCTATAGAGAAAAATGTGTGGAGCCCTAAGCCAAACTTTACTTGCCGCGGCTACTGCCCCGTGTTAGACTGCCATCATAACACTCGGGGATAGATATGCCTTCTAAAGTACGAAACTACAAACACGAATATGAACTACAGCAGAAACGCGGTGAACTACCTAACCGCATGGAACGCCAACGTGCTCGTAGATCTATCGACAAGACAGGTGTAGATAAAAATGGTAATGGTCGTGCAGATAAGCGTGAAGGTAAAGACGTTGCACATGTAGTGGCATTATCTAAAGGCGGCAGTAATAAAAAAGGATTACGTATAGAATCTGCGTCTAAGAACAGGTCATTTAAACGTAGTCCTACAGGTGCATTGGTTTCTGAAACGAGCACTAAAGAACGTAAAAATAAAAAATGATATACGCCGTAGGTATCCAAGAAGGTAAATGGGTTAAGATAGGGTATTCAAAAGAAGAAGATCCAACAAGACGTATTTCTGAATTACAAACTGGGAATCCTTTTGAAATTAAGGCTGTTTTTGTTACTTATGGAACCTTACGGCAAGAACAAGCATTACACAGTGCATTGCGAGTTGCGTTTGGTAGGATTAGAATCCCAATGCCTCCTAATGAGTGGTACCCTGCGAGAAACCCGTTTTTTGCTAAATTTTTAGAGTATTTGAAGTATGGCCCCGATGCGGGATTAGCATATTTAGAAAATTATAATCCCGCAATTAAACAACCAAGTAGTAATGAAGACAAGCAGGACGTAGCCCCTAATATTAGGTGGCCTACAAAGTAGCTATAAACGTGGAGGTGTAAGTGCGTATATAGTGAGGTGCTCATACCTAGTAACTACACCAAATAAGGCAAAGTATCCTTTCAGATGCAAGACTCCTCTTTGTGACTTATTCGACTGACCCACGAGACGGGTCATTTAGGACACCATCGAAACATCGATATGGTGCATTTTTTCATCGCTGACGGGGATATACAGTGCAAATTATTGACAACAAAGCCTTACTCTTAAAGGTTAAAGACCCACAAAGGATTACTACTGTAATCCCTAAAAGCCGATTGCTAGATTCAGGCGAAGTGCTAGTCAAATGGGGGCTAGAAGAGGCACAAGTTCTAAAGAACTTACGGTATAAAAATGTACCAAGTCCTATCGTAGGGCACTATAAATGGCCCGGACTTTATAAACCATTTGATCACCAAAAGACAACCGCATCATTCTTAACACTTCATCGCAAGGCATTTTGTTTTAACGAGCAGGGCACAGGTAAGACGGGTAGTGTTATTTGGGCGGCAGATTACCTAATGAATATAGGTGCTATTAAACGTGTTTTAGTGTTATGCCCGTTATCAATTATGGAATCGGCTTGGCAAAACGACATCTTTAAATTTGCATTACATCGCACGTGTGTTATCGCACATAGCTACTCAAAAGAAAAACGAATTCAAGCGGTAAATAGCGACGCTGATTTTGTTATCTGTAACTTTGACGGGTTAGAAATTATCCGAGATCAGGTTATGGACAAGTTTGATCTGATTGTAATTGACGAAGCTAATACATATAAAAACCCTCAGACTAAACGCTGGAAAACATTGAACATGGTTGTTAAACCACATACGTGGTTATGGATGCTTACGGGAACACCAGCGGCACAATCCCCAACAGATGCATACGGCCTAGCCAAACTAGTTAATCCAAACTCAATACCTAAATTTGCAGGTGCTTTTAGAGAGATGGTAATGCAACGGATTACACAGTTTAAGTGGGTTCCACGTCCTAGGTCTGAAGATATAGTGCACCAAGTTCTACAGCCAGCAATACGATTTACGAAAGAAGAATGTTTAGACTTGCCTGATGTTACATCAGTATTTAGAGAAACACCGTTATCCAAGCAACAACAAAAATACTATGAACTACTTCGTAAACAAATGACTACAGTCGCGGCAGGGGAAGCAATCACTACAGTAAACGCGGCGGCTAACCTAAACAAGTTATTACAACTATCATGTGGTGCAGTCTACTCGGATAGTGGAGAAGTAGTTTCGTTTGATTGTGCTGAGAGAATGAGCGCACTAAAAGAAGTTATAGAGGAAGCTAGTCATAAGGTTTTAATCTTTGCTCCGTTCAAACATGTTATTCACCAGATTGCAGATGAGTTGACTAGGAGTGGGATAACTAATGAAATCATTAGTGGGGATGTATCGGCGACTAAACGTACCTCAGTTTTTGCAAGGTTTCAAGATACATCTGACCCAAAAGTATTAGTGATTCAACCTCAAGCGGCGGCTCACGGGGTTACACTACATGCCGCAAATGTCATCGTATGGTGGGGGCCAATTACATCGATCGAAACATACTTACAAGCTAACGCTCGTGTGCACCGTGCAGGGCAGAGAAACCCAGTAACAGTCGTGCATTTGCAAGGCAGTCCAGTAGAGTCGAGAATCTATAAGATGTTAGCGGAAAAAGTTGATATTCATACTAGAGTTGTAGATTTATATAAAGAGCTTGTAGAGGGTTGACATTGTTAATGTATAAGAGTAGGATGAAGTTTCACTAGATAGAAAGGAGCAGTAAATGTCAGAAGAAAACGGGGATTTAGCTAAGAAGTTAGTTAAGGTGTACGTTAAGATTCGTGATAAACGTAAAGAATTAAAAGCTAAGTATGAGGAAGAAGATAAAGCGTTAGAAGATCAGATCGATGCAATTAACTCAGAGCTATTAGAGTTATTGAAAAGTATGGGCGCAGAAAGCATGCGTACAGAATTCGGTACGATTACAAAACGTGTTTACAAGCGGTACTATACGAACGATTGGTATTCTTTCCATACCTTCATTAAAGAGCATGATGCATTAGACCTTTTAGAGAAACGTGTTAGTCAAGGCAACATGGCGTCTTTCTTAGAGGAGCACCCCGACTTACATCCACCGGGTTTAAACGTGGATAGCAGATACGCAGTAGTTATTACTAAACGATAGGAGCAATATATGTCTACAGAATTATCATTAGCAAACATGCCTTTACCGGCCCACTTACGCACCGTTGAGTTAGATGCAACGACTAAAGCGTTGATGGGTGGTGAAGGTTCAAACAGTCATCGTATTTCAATTCGCGGTCGTGTATTCCGCATGGTAGCTAACGGCAAAGAAGTAGCGGCTAGTGAATCAAACTCAATGAATGTAGTTATCGTAGCGGCGGCAGAGAACGTTGCACGTGTATTCTATGAAGGTGCATATGACCCGAACGCTGAAGCTTCAGCACCGGATTGTTGGTCAGCAGATGGCATAACACCTAACCCACAAGTCAAAAACTTACAAGCTAGTAAGTGCGCAGACTGTAAACAAAATATCGCAGGGTCAGGACAAAATGGTTCTCGTGCATGCCGTTACCGTCAACGTATTGCAGTGTTGTTAGAGAATGACCCACGTGGCGATGTGTATCAATTAGACTTAGCCGCAACTTCAATCTTCGGTGATGCAGATAATGGTCGTATGCCTTTACAAGCGTATGGTCGTTTCTTAGGTGCTCAAGGTGTACCTGTTTCAGCTGTAGTTACTGAGATGAAGTTTGACATCAATGCAGATACTCCTAAACTTACATTTAAACCTGTGAGCTACTTAGAGAGCGATGCGTTCATGAATGCCATGGAAAAAGGTAAATCAGAAGCGGCTAAACGTTGTATCACAATGACAGTAGCAACGCCTCGTGCAAACCAAGCGGCTCCAGCAGATTCAAAAGAAGAGTTTGCTCCTACACCAGCTCCAGCAATTTCAGCACCAGCGGTTGAAGCGGCAGAGCCTGAGCCTAAAGTTGTTCAACAAAAGAAAGAAGAACCTACAGTAGCCCCTAAAGGTGATGTTGCTTCAATCTTAAACGAATGGGATGACGAATAATATGGTTGCTTCGACTAAAGGCTATTCTACTGGATTTATAGATGCCGTTTACGAAGCTGATAACACGAAACCGGGGGTGCAGTTGGCCCTCGCGTGTTTGGCAAATAACATTCCAGTTATGACAGTAGCAAAACATTTTGGTGTATCAAGAACTACCGTGTATGCTTGGTTTAAAGGCGAGAGTAATGCACCGCGTAAGCACCATGCAGAAATGGACAGACTCCTAAGAGAGTTAGCAAGTAAGTAAGTTTTGATCAACGGGGGCTAGGTTAGCTACTGAAGGGACATTGCCGTCATGTCCTTGCCCCCTTCTTTTTTGACGGGCGAGGGACGGTATGGGTACTCCAAAACAATTTTTAGAATCAGTACTACCGACAGGCGGCAAATACTTCCTATTTGGCATCAAGCAAGCTAATGGAAGTGCGTCTAATGCGGTACGTCAAGTTGGTGTAGAAACCATTGATGAGTTACTAGAGAAGTCCGCAGGTTTTGTGGAAAAAGGTTTTGATGCATTCTTTGCATTAGCCTCCTATAAAACAACTAAGTCGCGTATTGTTGCGAACATCAGCGAACTAAAATCATATTACCTAGACATCGATTGTGGGGACGGCAAACCTTACGCTGATGCATCTGAGGGTATGAAGGCACTCAAGAAGTATTGTAAAGAAACAGGCATGCCTAAACCTACGGTGGTTTCATCAGGCCGTGGACTACACGCATACTGGACGTTTGACGCACCTGTTAGTTATGCTGATTGGATTCCGCATGCAGAAGCGTTTAAGAAATCATGTGTAGCACGTGGGTTTGATATTGACCTTAGCGTTCCAGCAGA